TTTGGCAGTGTTGATCAACCGCGTTGCTAACTTGATCGCTCAGCGTACACGTCGTGGCGCTGGTAACTGGTGTGTTGTATCTCCAGCTTCATTGACTGTACTCCAGTCTGCAACAACATCTGCTTTTGCTCGCACAACAGAAGGCACATTTGAAGCACCTACAAACACCAAGTTTGTTGGTACATTGAATGGCGCCATGCGTGTGTTCTGCAACAGCTACGCTGCTGACACAGCTTCTGTGTTGGTAGGTTATAAGGGTACAAGCGAGGCAGATGCTGCCGCGTTCTATTGCCCATATATTCCTTTAATGAGCAGCGGTGTTGTTCTTGATCCAACAACATTCGAACCAGTCGTATCATTCATGACACGTTATGGCTTCGTTGAGTTGACCAACACAGCATCCAGCTTCGGTAACGCAGCTGACTATGTTGGCGAGATCGCAGTTCAGAACTTGTCATTCTCCTAATCAGAGAACGCAGTTTATTTTTCTCAGGGATGGGAAGAAACAGGAAAGCGCCGCAAGGCGCTTTTTTGTTGGCTAGATTTTGAATCAGCTTAGATTTGGATCCCTGCAACAATCTCGTGTAAATAAACCATGACACACAAGCTATTGGTAGTAACCTACACACCCGACCTGCCACAGTTTGCTATGTTTTGTCATTGCCTGGCCAAAAACTGGAAAGGCAACAAAGACTTGATTGTGGTTGCCGGTAAAGGCACAGATGTGGATCGAGTACAACAGATCTGTCAGACATATCTGGACCACACCTGGCAAGTGGCCATCAAACACACGATACCTACACAGCTGAGTGGGGATCAGGAACAACAGCTAAACAAGATCATTTACAGCGTGCAATCAGGGGCCACGGATGTGATAGTGTTTGACAGCAAAGATTTCCTATTGCGTGCCTGTGATCTGGGTGCTTTCAAGATTGGAAACCGCTACAAACACACCTACAGATTACCGGGTAAACTGGTCAATCTGGGCTATGATCTTGATCAAATAGTGAATCAACCTGTTGCACACTTGCCTGCGGTGTCAAATCTTACTCCTTGGATATGGAACACACAACAACTTGAAGCCTGCTGGCAACACATGATTGATCAATTTGGACCGTGTGAGCAGTGGTCTAGTTTTAATGTTGTCAGCGAAATTTATATGTATTACATCTATGTGCTGACCACCAAACCAAACCCGCTGGAATTTTGCCTTCAATCACAAACCCCTTGCCTGTTTGCTGGCGGATGGACAGGACAAACTGGCGCAGGCATGATGGAGCAAGCACAAATTTTTGCCCAACACAATGACTCGATTGTGTGGAAACACAGTAGAAAACTACAGGATCCCTTGTGCCTTGATGTGACTCGCTGGGTGTTACAACAGCAAGGCATTGATCCTGCTGTGATACAGCAGATTTACGGCTAGACCTTGAACCAGCTCAAGTATTGATGTATTTTTTCTACTACGGTATCCCAGTCGCCCAAAGCAGGTTGTCGGAATAATCTAGCACTAGGATACCACGGACTGTCATCGCGTTTGAGTAACCAGCGCCAATCGGTGCCATACCAGTTCAGTGGAATCCAAGTGGGTCTGCCCAAGGCACCTGACAGGTGTGCCACAGCAGTGTCCACGCTGATTACCACGTCCATGTGATGTATCAAGGCTGCACTGTCTGCAAAATTACGGATGAGCCCAGGAAAGTTTTTAACTCCGTTTTGCTCCAGTGTCTGTGCCTGTTCCTGCGAACATTCAACTTGTAGGTTGTACCATTCAACGGCTGGGTTGCGTTTTATCAAATCCAGCATGACCTCAAACGGCATGCCCTTGTGGCGATTAATCCATGAGTCGGGCCGACCTGACCAGCAAATCCCCACACGCAGGCGTTTTTTAGGCCCCAGCAACCCTTGCCATTTTTGTGCCAGGTCGGCCCGGGCGGCCAGATACTGCAATTGATGCGGCAAGTTTTGCAATGTCACGCCTAGTATGCCAGGCACACTCATGATAGGAGTCCAATAGTCAAAATCATTGGGTGTTTCCTTGACATCAACAATTTGGTGGATTACAGGACTGCCGGCAAATAATGGAGCAAGATTGTCATTGACCTGGAGTATCACACGAGCTCCTGCATTGTGTAAGCCAAACACAAATCTAATAAACTGTATGGTATCGCCCAGCCCCTGTTCCTGACACACTAAAATTGTTTTGTCTCGCAGGTCCTGCCCGGTCCAGCGAGGTTGAGAAAAGTTGGGTAATGTGCCGGCTAGGTGTTCAAAGTTCCAACGATGTTCGTACTGGGACCATCCACGAGCATAGTCGCCTGCCAAGAGATAAGCTACGCTAAGATTGAAATTAGGAGTCACTGCCTTGGGCACCAACTGTATACTTCTTTGTAGAAAAGGTATGGCCGCTTCGGGCTCTCCAATTTCTCTCAGCACATTTCCGTAGTTGTTGAAGGCCGACGCAGACATACGATCTTGAGTCAATGCCTGAGCATAATTTTTTAAAGCACCTTCTGGGTCATTTGCTTCTCTGCAGGCATTGCCTGCCTCAATAAGTTCTTCTGTGTTCATGGCAATATTTAAGAAATGTTGGGGTACAGGTTATATTTTGTCCACGGCCATAAATACTTGTCAACGCAATTCGGCGTTTTATGCGGCTATTAACCCAGCCGCGTAGTGGCTAGAACCCACATTGGGCTTCTTTAAGGAGAAAACAAAATGGGACGTCCTCTCAAAATTAAAAAAATAACCGAAGCTAGTTATAACTCTAGCACTGGTGCCAACCCAGGTGTAGACATTGGTTTCAATGCACTCACAAGTTTGACAGCACCAGTATTGCCAAGTCCAGTATTTGACAGTGCCACAGAATATCTAGGTGTAGTTGGCGGAACTCAACCAACAACAGTAGCCAGCACCAACTATCCTATCGTCAAGTGCCGTGTGTTTGTCACAGGGTTCGCTGAAGCTGACGGTACAATCATCCGTCAAAAAGGCGCACACAAGTTCTTGGTAGCAGATACAACCAGCAGAACAGCACTGGTGGCCAATCAGGCCTATCGCATCACTATAGTAGGCGACACAGACTGGGCCAGCTACGGTGCTCCTAACGCACAGATTGGCACAATCTTTACAGCCACAGCGGCCTTGGGCAACACCGGCACAGGTCGTGTAAATGCTGTTGGTATCTGTGTTCTCACAAGCGATTTGAGCCCCACAGCCGGCAACATGAGCATCAGCTATTTCAGCAATGACAGTTCTGAAACAGCAATTAGCAAACTGACCAACAAGTTCTTGCAGAACTTTGCAGGCGGTGCCACTGGTGGTAGTGCCGACACCGGCGATGTTTGGAATGCTACTCAGCAGGTCAACAACGTGGTGTTTGCTGACAACTTCTTCAGCGATGAGGGTGTTACAGCTAAATCAGGTGCAGATGTTGCGACCTGGGACAACGGCGGAAGCCAACTTACCACTGGCAATTTAGATTTGGCTATTGTAGAAAACTTCACTTCGTAATTTTTGTAGCAACACCAAAATCCCTGCAATAAGTATTGTGGGGATTTTTTTATGACTATAGCATTTGTATTGGGCAACGGTGTCAGCCGCAAGGATATCAGTTTAACAGCACTGTCCCAGTGCGGACGTATCTATGGTTGCAACGCCCTGCACAGAGAACACACACCCGATGTTCTGGTCTCAACCGACAGACCCATAGCCGAACACATACAACACAGCGGTTACAGCGCAATCCACAGATTCTACACTCGGCGCCCGCTGCCAAACCTGGGTGCCCAACTGATACCCAAGCCCTATTTTGGGTTCAGCTCTGGGCCTGTAGCTGTAGGACTAGCAGCCGTGGACGGGCATCGACGCATATATCTCCTGGGCTTTGATCTAGGACCCACAGCCAATAAAACCATAAACAACATATACGCAGGTACAGAATTCTACAAGCCCATCACAGCTTCGCCCACCTACACCGGTAACTGGATCCGTCAATTGACTCGGATCATGAACGATCACCAACAGACTAGATTTGTACGGGTAATGGGCGATACTACCGCACCCATAGCAGAATTTGACAGTGTAAACAATCTCACGCACCTGGATCTAGCCACCTTTGTTGACCGCATAAATAAGCAAAAGGATCTTTGATGGCAACCTACAAGAACATCAGCAGCGACTGGTACATTTCCGTAGACAGCGGAATTGGCACCATCTACATAGATGGTAACTTGGACGTGGCCGGCAACATAACCTATGTCAGCGACATCGCTGTCAACGATGCATTTATCATAGTAGCCGCCAACAACAACGGTACCGTAACCAGCATGGGACTGGTGGCCACTCGAGTGGCCAATACCAGTTTTGCTGGACTCAGATACAATACCACAGCCAATGCCTGGCAGATCAGTAACAGCGTGGCTGCCAATGGTGCACCAATTGTTGCCTACGCCAACATCAGCACTTCTGCAGGCGCCACAGTAGCCGGAGCAAATACTGAAATTCAATTTAATCAGGCCGGCAATTTTGGAGCCAGTGGCAATTTGGCCTTTGACTATGGCAACAACAAGTTGACCTTGCAAGGACACCAAACACTGGGCAACGTGGGCGCTACTCCGGCTCCAACCGCCAATGCTGTGACCATTTATAACAAACAACAAGGATCTGGAGACACCGGTCTTTATGTGGTATCTAGCTCGGCTGACGACGAGCTGGTTGCCTACAAAAAAAGTTTACTTTTAAGTATTATATTTTAAGGAACAACAATGGCAATTTTAAATACAAGATTAACAAACACAAACCAAACCAGAGTGTTTCAAAGCGTGGGGCAACAGGCCATTACTACGATGTATTTTTGTAACACCACTGCTGGTAATGTGTCAATTAATGTGTACGCAGTCAACAGTGATGATAGCACTGCTGGCAGTCTTGACAATCAGATCTATGCAAATTTAGAAATTCAAGGCTACGATACCTATGTAGCTTCTACTGAACGCTTGATTCTTGACGATAACGACGAAATTGAAGTTGAGGCCAGTTCTTCCAATGCTATCACTGTCACAGTCAGTTACGTGACAGTGTAACACTGATAGCATGGGAAATTATTTAAAAAATCGACAACTTCAATCTGGCAGTACTGGTGTGGTAGTGCCCACAGGCACTTCAGCTACACGGCCCGACTATCCTACATTTGGAATGATCAGATACAACACAGATTCGGGGTTTTGTGAATTTTACAACGGCACAATCTGGCAGAATTTTGGCACAGGTGGCACGATTACCTACACTGTGGACGATTTTGTTGGTGACGGCTCAACTCTGATATTTGTCATGACCATTGCTGAAAGTCAAACAACACAGCTCATAGTGTTTGTGGGGTCCATCTATCAAGATCCGGCTACAGCCTACACCGTGGATGGCGGACTAAACATAACCTTTACCAGTGCTCCACCTGCTGGCATACCTATCAACGTCATACACAGCGAAAACTGACACTATAAATACTCAATCAAGAGAATAACAAATGGCCATTAGTTTTGTAGCGGGCAGCATGCTCAACAGCGACTTAGTTCGCACCACCAATCTAGCCTTCAACGGCGACTTGATTTATCTAGATGTATCTGGAAATCGCGTGGGCATAAACACAAGCTCCCCAACTTCTACCTTGGAGGTAGTGGGCAATATCACTGTGGGCAACATCTTGATACCCAATGTTGGCAATGTCAGTGTGGGCAATGTGTACATCAACAATTTGTTGGATCCAATACAACAACAAGATGCTGCTACCAAACAGTATGTGGACAACAACATTGGCAATGTGGGCAACATTGGCAATTTGACATTCAGTAACACCACAATTTCAACTAATTTGGCCAATGGAAATATCACGCTCACAGCCACTGGCACAGGTCTTGTTACCATAGGTGGCACAGCTGGTTTTATCGTTCCTGCTGGCAACACAGCGCAACGACCCAGTCCAGCCACACAGGGCACTGTGCGTTTCAACACCGACATAGGACGCCTGGAAGTCTATGACGGAACTGAGTGGGACCAAGTGGTTGGCGGTGTCACCAACGAAACTTTCAACGGCGATGGTAGCACCCTGACTTTTACACTGAATCGCAATACCACCACCGCAGCTGCCTTGGTCATGCTGAATGGTGTTGTGCAGTTGCCCACCACTTCTTACACGGTTCCTTTGATTCTTGGACAACCAGGAAATGTGCTGACTTTCAATGAAGCTCCAGCCGGCGGCGACGTTATAGATGTGAGATTCCTGTAGATTTAGTTGTCCGTAATAAATACAGTTTCACAGTCAAATATTCCAGCGACACCGGTCAAAAACACCCTGAAATAAATTATATCAATTTGGGCTAAATATCATAGTCCGTGATGATTCACGGCCAAAATATACTGGAGAATGTCATGGCTGTGACAAGAATTAAGAATAATCAGGTAACCGATGCGTCGGGTGCCAATACACAACTGGGTATCAATGCTGGTACCAAACTGCAAAATTACAGTATTACATCGGGCAAGATTGCCAACAATCTTGTTTACGGATCAGATCTCACAGTAACTGGTAATCTTACAGTCCAAGGCAACACCACTACGATCGACACCACGATCACTACCATTGAAGATCCGGTCATTGTCCTGGCATCTACACAGACTACAGGCACCCCCACAGTAGACATTGGTTTCCTGGGTTATCGCGGCAACTTGGCCAACATTGCCTTTGTTTGGAACGAAAGCGCTGACGAATTTGTTACAGCATTTACAAGCACAGGCGAAACCAATACCACAATAGCAATTACCAGCTATGCGAATTTCCACACCAATGATGCCAACATTGGCGGCAACATTGTAATCAAC